ATTTTGCGGCAAAGACGGTAGGAATGGCCCTTTCTTCAGTAAAAGGCGCGACCATCACGAAAAAGTACATTTGCGGCGGATATCAAGCCGAATACTCCTTTGAAATCCATTACCAGATTTCGCCGCCCGGAACCAGTGATGATAAACGCCTGCAAGCGGTGGAGCTGCTGAACAAATTTGCAGATTGGGCGCAGACACAGCGCCCGGATATTGGCGAAAACAGGCGGGCAATCCGCATTGAAGCATCGGCATTTGCGTCATATTTGGGCGCAACGTCTGACCAATACGAGGACTACTATGTACCTCTAAAACTGACATACGAGGTGAATGTTTAAATGGCAGCAAAATATACAATCAAGGGCAATACCGGTGAGAGCGCAGCCCGTGACTTAATGATTGCGTATCTGAACACCGGCACGAGTTCCGCCCCTGTGTGGTCTCCTATGGGCCGTACAGTCGAAGACAGCTCCGTGGAATATGACTATTCTCAGGAGACCAAAACGGACATTTTGGGCGAGACCCATGTAACCGCAAAGACCCCCACCGCAACGCAGACGTTTTCCGGCAATAACCTGATTGCCGGTGATGCGGTCCTGAACCATATCCTTGATATGGCAATCGTGCGGCGCAGCATCTCCGAAGCGCTCAATCAGGACATCCTTATTGCACACTTGTATCTGACAGACACGGAGGGCAAGCCTTTTGCGGAGCGCTGGAAATCTTCTTCCGTGCTGCTGACCACCAACGGCGGCGCTGGCGGCGATATGCTGGCAAGTGATATTGAGGTCACATACGGCGGCGAGCGTGAGACCGGCACCATCAGCAAGGGCAGCGGCGGCGCAATCGAGTTTACGGCTGATACCTAAAAACAAAAGGGGCGGGCAAAGACCCGCCCCAATTTGGAGGAACTATGAAAGACCTTATTGTTGATACTGGCTTAGTTACTTACAACATCAACGGGAGCTGCCAGTTTTCGTTTAACCCGACCGACAGCGGCTTTGTGGAAAAGCTGTTTAACGCTTTCGATACCCTCGATAAGAAACAGGACGCATATAAGGCAGAGGTTGAAAAGACCGCCAATAAGCGGGAAGTGTTTGAAACGGCCCGCAAAATGGATGAGGAAATGCGCGACATCATCAATGACGTGTTCGGCTTTGATATCTGCACGGCCCTGTTTGGCGAAATGAACGTGTACGCGCTGGCGGACGGTCTGCCGGCGTGGGCGAACCTGATGCTCTCTATCATGGATGAAGTGGACACCACCTTTGCCCGCGAAAGCAAAGCAACCAATCCCCGCATTAGCAAGTACACTAAGAAGTATCACAAATGATTTTCGACCTGCCGACCTCTGTAGAGGTCAACGGAACGGAATACGAAATCCGCTCAGATTATCGGGACATCCTGACAATCTTTGAGGCCCTTTCTGACCCGAATTTGACGGAGCAGGACAAGGCTGAAGCAATGCTTGACATTTTTTACCCGGCCTTTTCAGAAATGCCGCAGAGCGATTATGAAGAAGCCATAAGGCAGTGCGTTAAGTTCATGAACTGCGGAGAAGAACAGCTGGCAGAGAAACGCGGGCCTAAGCTAATGGACTGGCATCAGGATTTCCCGTTGATTGTCGCGCCCATTAACCGGGTGCTAAACAAGGAAGTCCGCGCCGAAAAGGTGCATTGGTTTACGTTTATTTCAGCGTATCAGGAAATCGGGGAATGTACATTTTCTCAGGTTGTCAGCATTCGCAGTAAGAAAGCGAAGGGTAAAAAGCTGGATAAAGCGGAGCAAGAATTTTACAAGCAGAACCGCAATTTGATTGATTTTAAGAAGCAGTATTCCGCGCAGGACGAGGACATTATCAGCAAGTGGGTATAAAAAACCGCCCTCTTATGAGGGCGGCGGAGTTATGCAAGAACGTAATTTGAAATCATCCTTCCGATTTCGGCAATATCAACGTTGCCTTTGAACTCAAATGTTGCCGTAAAACCGCTGGAAAACATTAAAAACAGTTCAGCGTCAGGGACCATTTCCATAATGCCGGGGGTCTGAATTGCAAAGAACTGGACTTTTGAATATGGCAAAGAAGAAAATGATTTCTTTGTGCCGGTAATGCCTTGAACATCAATGGAAATGATGCGCTTGTTTGTAAAAACAAGCTGGTCCCGAATGGTTTTAAAGGCGCACACAATTTCTTCGCCGGATACGAGAAGCCCCGTAACTTCTGAACGAACGGCAGAAACATCAATCGGTTTTAAGTTCCAAACAGAGTTCTTGTTAAAGTTTATCATGATACACCCTCCCAAATTTAGTTTTATATTTTAGCAAAAGTAAGGCGGTGATTTTATGGCGGATGGCTCTCTTATTATTAAAGCCGAAATCGACGATAAAGAGGCCCAAACTGAATTAAACCGGCTGACTAAAAAAATCGATACGCTTAACGATAAAATCAGCGACAAGAAACAGCAGAGAATGCCGCTGGTGGAACAGTCAAAGCAGCTTGCCGCAAACCTTGACGCCGCAAAAGCAAAGCTCGCAGAAATGCAAAGCGGCAACGAATTTGTTTCATCTGCCGCATTAAAAGAGCAGGAGCAGACTGTAGCATCATTACAAAAGGAATGGGACGGTGTGCAAAAAAAGGTTGAGACCATGGACGCGTCCATTGCCAAAGATACCCGAAACCTTGAACGAATGAGCGATAGAGCGGGAGATTTGTCCGCACAATTAGCGGGCGCAACAGAAGAAACAAATAATATGTCTGATGCGGCTGAAGAAGCGGATAAGCGCATACAAAAATTCATTAACCGCATTAAGGGCCTTGCGCGGCGCGTGTTTGTGTTTACTTTAATCACAAAGGCGCTGCGGTCCCTGAAAGATTATGTTTGGAGCGCAATCCAGACCAATGATGAAGCAATGGCCTCCATTGCAAAGCTCAAAGGGGCGCTGCGGACACTTGCACAGCCTATTCTAAAATTGATTATACCAGCATTTACGCTGTTGGTCAACGTGATTACCCGCGTAGTTAATGCTGTATCTCAGCTTGTATCTATGATTTTCGGCACAACAGTTGAAGAAAGCGCACAAGCCGCCGAAAATCTATATGACGAGCAAAACGCATTAAAAGGTGTGGGCGGAGCGGCTAAAAAGGCAAGCAAGTCCCTTGCATCGTTTGATGAAATCAATAAAATCTCCGGCGATAATTCCGGGGGCGCAGGGTCAGCAGCTCCCAATTTTGCGTCAAGCATCAATGACCAACTCAGCGCGATTGTTTCGCTGTTTGCCGGTGCGGCGCTTTTGGCGCTGGGCGCAATCCTGACGTTTTCCGGCGTTAATATCCCGCTTGGCATTGGCTTAATGGCGCTGGGCGCATTGGCAATTTGGGGCGCAGTTACTACAAATTGGGAAGCAATCAAAGAGCTATTGCAAGGCTCGTTAGGCGCGGTTGTTGCGCTTGTATCGGGGGCGCTGCTTGTCATCGGTGCACTGCTTGTCTTCTCCGGGGCCAATATCCCGGTAGGTTTGGGTTTAATGATTGCCGGTGCGATTGGGTTAGCAACTGTAATCGCTGCAAATTGGGACACAATCAAGGCACTGCTGCAAGGCCCGCTTGGCGTATTAACGGCGCTGTTGAGTGTCGCGCTGCTTGAAATCGGCGTAATCCTGCTGTTTTCTGGCGCAAATATCGGCCTTGGCCTTGGCCTTATGGTTGTTGGTGCGCTTGGCATGGCGGCAACCATTGCGGCGAATTGGGACACAATTAAGTCACTGTTGGAAGGCCCCATTGGAGCAATTACCGCGCTAATATCCGGCGCACTGCTTGTGATTGGCGCAATCTTGACGTTTTCCGGGGCCAACATTGGACTTGGTATCGGTATGATAATTGTCGGCGCAATCGGCCTTGCAACGGCTGTAGCGGCAAACTGGAATACCGTACAAGAGCTAATGCGCGGCCCTATTGGCGCTGTGACAGCGTTTGTAAGCTCTGCGCTGCTTGTACTTGGTGCAATCCTGCTGTTTAGCGGAGCCGGTATTCCGTTGGCCTGCTTTTGGCCGGTTCTGCCGGATTGGCCGTTGCAATCAAGCCAAACTGGAACGCAATGCTTGATGCACTGAAAACAAGCTGGGAGCAGATTAAAAATTGGTGGAGCAATTCTGTTCTGGGTGGTCTAAGCAGAGCAAAAGACACTATCCAGAATTGGGGAACCGGCATCATTGACAAGCTGAAAGATGTTCTCGGTATTCATTCCCCCTCCACCGAAACGGCGCAAATGGGCGATTACCTCATGCAAGGCATGGCAAACGGCATTACCGAAAGTCAGGGCCTTGTGCTTCAGGTGTTCCAAACGCTGCTTGACAGCCTCGATGTTTCGTTCAACACATGGCAGACAAATTTCCTGTTAGGCTTTTCGCAGTTCCGCACAACGTTTTCTGAGCTGTGGACGAATTTCTGGTCTCTCATGGGACGGACGTTCACAATCAAGTGGAACAATATCCTGACCACGTTGCAGCAGGGCGTGAACAATGCGATTGACGCGCTTAATGAGCTGGTAGACGCGGCAAACAGCCTTGCGGAGCTGACGGGGACATTTTATCACCATGTAGGCCACATCAATGTTCCCACAATCCCGCTGCCGAAGCTGGCTACCGGCGCAGTCATTCCCCCGAACAGGGAGTTCTTGGCGGTGCTGGGAGACCAAAAGCAGGGGACGAACATTGAGACGCCTCTCAGCACAATGGTTCAGGCGTTCCGTCAGGCGCTCTCTGAGGGTGGCTATGGCGGGCAGAGTGAAGCTGTATTGATGCTGGATGATGAGGCGCTGGGCCGCATTGTGTACCGCCTGAACAAGTCCGAAAGCAACCGTATTGGCGTCAATCTGGCGGAGGTGTAATGTGAGTTACATTAAACTGAATGGCAAGGTATTTGACGCCGATGTGGCAATCTCCAAATACAACCGATATTTTAACGTCCTTGACGGTGAAAATGCGGGGCGTGTGATGACCGGGCGAATGGTACGAGACGTTATAGGCTCGTACCTCGGTCATAAAATCACAGTGTTTCGGCGGGGGGATAACTACGCAGGGCTGGATGAATTTTGGGAGTACCTTTTCCAGCACAGTGTAGATGATTCCGTAATGTTGGAGGCGGCGGATGGACAGACCACGATTTCCTATGAGGCGTATTACACCAGCGCCTCGCAGGACATCGAAAAGGCTGAAGATGGTGTGAATTATTGGGGCGAAATCGAAGTGAATTTTATCCCCATGGACGCGCAAGTGAAGCCGTGAGGTGACGCATGGCAAAAACAAAAGTCATTTACCGCGATGTTGCGGTAGGCGCTGAAGAAAACGCCACAGTAGCGGCAACCGGCGCTATGTCGGAAAGCGTTCTGCAAAAGCTCCCTCCCGGCGTATCACCGGGCAAAATCATCACGCTGGAACATAACCGCTGGGCGTTGGACGGGACATTTGACCGATTTTTGGAAGAAAGCGTGATTGCGTTTTGGTCAACGGATATTTCCGGAGCAGATGGCACGTTTACAGCGAACCCGGTCATTACCATTACATTTTCCAAACAGTTTTCCAGCATGGGCGTCAGCCTCATCGGTGAAGAATCGACCGGCGAATATTGCTCTCAGGTCAAATTGCAATGGTATCAGGGGACAACGCTAAAAGCGGAGCAGGAATATCAGCCGAACGCGGTCAACTATTTTTGCTCTAAACGCGTGGAAAGCTATGACAAAATCGTGCTGACCATTGAAAAGACCTCTGTGCCGCTCCGCAGGGCAAAGCTGGACCGTATTGTGTTTGGTGTAACACGCACGTTTGGCATGAATGAGCTGCGGGCAGCGTCCATTACAAACCAGATGAACGAGGGCGCGATTGAGCTTCCGATTTCCACATTCAAATGGACATTGGACAGTTTGGAAGATGTGGATTACCTGTTCCAGCTCAAACAGCCGGTAGAAGTACAGAACAACGGTAAGACGCTGGGCGTGTACTACATTGACGGTAGCGACCGCAAGAGCGACCGGGTATACAAAATCGACTGCAAGGACGCTTTAGGCGTGCTGGATGATACGCCATTTTCTG